CCTATCTATGACGCAGATCCAACTGTATGATATTAATAGAATATGTTATTTGATGAGTTGAATGAGGATAACTTTCTTTTATTTGCTATTAAGCATTATGAAAATCCTCAGGCAGTAACTAAAGAAGACTTTGAAAAAGACTTAAATCACTTTAAGTATATTAAAAGATTATTGAAACGATATAAGAATACAGGTCAGTTAAAATCTCATCTTCTTCTTAATCATTTTATTATTCTTTATAATATTTTTGGTGATGCAACGACTCCTATGCTTTTCTACAAAATAGAAGAGGATTTGTGGTCCACAATGAAAACATTCATTGTATTTCTTGGAAAACTGCCTGAGTATCCAAAATGTTATATTCATAATGTGCAAGTTGATTTAAACTGTCTCTCAGAATTGTATAAGATCTACAATGAATCCCAAGAAACTTGATAGAATTATTTCTATAATCAGAGAAGAAATAATGACAGCAAATCCTCCAGGAGGATCTGGTGGATTTAGTGGATCCGCTGATCCAAAAGGACCAGTTGCTGGATTTGATCCTGTTATGGGATTGAGAAGAAGAAGAGGTCCACAAATTAAACTTCCACCTGGTTCTCGTAAGAGATGGAAGAACCCCAAATAATAAATAATAATAAACTACATGGGTTATTTGTTTGGTAGTGTGAGGACAATAACTCGTTAAAGAAATGTTTAATTCAAATACTTCTGCAGACACTAAAATTGCTGTTCTTGAAGAAAGACTTTCATCATATGAAGTTATGATGAAAAAGATTGATGAAGCAATTCAAATTATGGGCAAGACAAGTCAAAATATTAGTAAGATGCTTGCTGTTCATGAAGAAAAAATTGATCAATGCCATAAAGCAGATGATTTTATTGGTAGACTGATAGAAGAATTAAGATTGGAAAATAAAGATTCTCATGAAGCTGTAGTTCAGAGAATAGAAAAAGTAGAAAATAAACTAGAAGAAGTTGTAAAGTTTCGTTGGATAATCGTTGGAGTTTTTGCTGTTGTTTCTTTTGCATTCTCTCAATCTCATGTGGTTATAGACCTCCTAACACCGGATACTTCACAAATACAAATGCAAAATAAATAATTAAGTGTTGGCGATATTGCCAATGAAAACCAAAACCAAAAATAAAACAACGATTTACTCGCTTCAAAAAATAACAAATTCAGTTATAAAATGGACAGGACTCCTAACTGTCCTGTGTCTTGACAAGACCAGATAGTCTGGTATAATAGGTAGACCTCCCACTGTATCGTTATGGATTTTGTTGATGTTAAATACATCAATTTGATTTCTGTCAAATTCCAAAAGTTTAAAAAGGTAAAGCATAACCTTTATAATTTTCGTTGCCCTATTTGCGGAGATTCTCAAAAGAATAAAAACAAAGCGAGGGGATATTTGTATCAAGTAAAAAATAATACAAATTTCAAATGCCATAACTGTGGTATCAATATATCTTTCAACAACTTTTTAAAGCAGATTGATAATGTAATCTACAAGCAATATACCTTTGAAAAGTTTAAAGAAGGTCATACTGGAAAAAACTTTATTGTAGAAGAACCAGTATTTAAATTTGAAGCACCCAAGTTCAAATCAAAAATAAATTTACCCAAAGCATCATCAAATCTTGATGCAAAAAAGTATCTGGAGAGTAGAAAATTAAACCCAGATAACTATTACTACACTGAAAAATTTAAAGAGTGGACTAACTCTCTTCGTCAAACATTCGACAGTACAGATAAAGATGAACCAAGGATTATTATTCCTTTGTTCTATCAAAATAATCTAGTCGGACTTCAAGGAAGAGCACTTGGTCCCAGTAAGGTTAAATACATTACTATAATGCTTGACGATGACGCACCAAAAATCTATGGTCTTGATGAAGTCCAAAAAAGTGAAACTGTCTACATCACCGAAGGTCCATTCGACTCAACTTTCATTCGCAACGCGATTGCTCTTTGTGGAGCTGATGGTGATATTGCTAAGTGGAATATTCGCGATTGTGTTTGGATATACGATAACGAACCACGTAATGCAGAAATCTTATCAAGAATCTCCCGTGCTATCGAAAATGGACAAAAAGTTGTCATCTGGCCTTCAACAATAAAGGAAAAGGACATTAATGATATGGTTCTATCTGGACTTGATGTTCAAAATGTGATAGAATCTAATATCTACTCTGGATTAGAAGCAAAACTTAAATTTACTGCCTGGAAGAAAGTATGAGTAACGGTACAAAAGTTAAAAAGCGTGATGGACGAATTGAGTCTCTTGACCTAGATAAGATGCATCTAATGGTTGAAGAGGCGTGTAAAGGTCTTGCAGGGGTCTCTGCAAGTCAAGTTGAGATGACCTCTGGTATTCAATTTTATGATGGTATTACCACTGCAGAGATTCAAGAAATCTTGATTCGCAGTGCGAGTGATCTGATTGATCTCGACCATCCTAACTACCAATACGTTGCTGCTCGTCTGCTTCTTTTTGCTGTGCGTAAGCAACTGTATGGAAAAATGAAAGAACTTCCTACGCTTGAGCAACACATTATTCAGTGTGTTTCTGTGGAAGTTTATGACAATGATATCTACAACAAATATTCTCAAGAAGAAATTAATCGCGCTGATTCTTATATTGATCATGACCGCGACTTTCTATTCACCTACGCAGGTCTACGTCAAGTCGTTGATAAGTACCTTGTGCAAGATAGAAGCGGTGGTGGAGTATATGAAACTCCCCAGTTCATGTATATGATGATTGCTCTGACTATCTTTGCAGAGTATCCCAAAGAAACTAGAATGTCATATGTCAAGAGGTATTATGACGCAATCTCCAAACACAAAATCAACATCCCAACCCCAATCATGGCGGGAGTGCGAACGCCACTTAGACAATTTGCTAGTTGTGTTCTTGTTGATGTTGATGACACCCTCGATTCTATCTTTAGCTCTGACATGGCTATTGGTCGATACGTTGCGCAGAGGGCGGGAATCGGCATCAACGCTGGTAGAATCCGTGGTATCAACAGCAAAATCAGAGGGGGAGAAGTTCAACACACGGGTGTTGTACCATTTCTCAAGAAGTTTGAAGCAACTGTCAGATGTTGCACGCAAAATGGCATACGAGGTGGATCCGCGACAGTCCACTTCCCCATCTGGCACCAAGAAATAGAAGATATTCTTGTTCTTAAAAATAATAAGGGCACAGAGGATAATCGTGTTCGCAAACTTGATTATAGTATTCAGATCAGTAAACTTTTCTACGAAAGGTTCATTCAAGATGGTGAGATTACACTTTTCTCTCCCCATGATGTACCTGGACTTTATGAACTCTTTGGACTCCCTGGATTTGATGAACTCTACTGTGCATATGAAAACGACAGTTCCATTAAGAAAAAAACTATTAAAGCGCAAGAACTAATCCTCAACCTTCTTAAGGAACGTGCAGAAACTGGTCGTATCTATATTATGAATATTGACCACTGCAATTCTCACTCATCCTTTAAGGATAAAGTTGAGATGAGTAACCTATGCCAAGAAATCACACTGCCAACTTATCCAATCCAGCATATTGATGATGAGAATGGTGAGATTGCACTTTGCATTCTTTCTGCTATTAATGTTGGAAAAGTAAAGTCTGATGAAGAACTTGAAGAACTTTGTGATCTTTCTGTTCGCGGACTTGATGAGTTGATTGACTATCAGAAGTATCCTGTAAGGGCAGCAGAACTTGCCACAAAGGCACGTAGATCTCTTGGTATTGGATTTATTGGTCTTGCCCACTATTTGGCAAAACTTGGATTTAATTATGATTCACAAGAAGCATGGGATGCAGTTCATGGACTTTCAGAATCTTTCCAATATTATCTTTTAAAATCTTCAAATCAACTTGCAAAAGAAAAAGGATACTGTGGGTATTTTGGTCGCACCAAGTACGCTGATGGAATTCTTCCCATTGACACTTACAAAAAAGATGTAGACGAAATTTCTTCTATTCAACTCCAACATGATTGGGAAACTCTTAGAGCATCTATCCTGGAGCACGGTCTCAGGCACTCAACATTGTCCGCACAAATGCCATCGGAGAGCAGTTCCGTTGTGTCAAACGCAACAAATGGAATTGAACCCCCTCGTGGATTCTTGTCCGTTAAAAAATCCAAGAAAGGTCCGCTTAAGCAGATTGTTCCTCAGTACCAAACGCTTAAAAACAATTATACGCTTTTGTGGGATATGCCTAGTAATACTGGTTATATCAATGTCGTTGCTTTGATGCAAAAGTTCTTTGATCAAGCAATCTCTGGAAACTGGTCTTATAATCCAGAAAATTACCAAGATAATGAAGTTCCTGTGTCAGTAATGGCAAATGACTTTTTGAACTGTTATCGCTATGGTTGGAAAACAGCATATTATCAAAACACCTATGATATTAAAACTGATGAGGTAGTAGAAGAACCAAAACAAGACCTACAATCACTTCTCCAAGAACTTTCTGGTGCTGAAGAGGAAGATTGCGAAAGTTGTAAAATTTGACGAAAGTGTAAAGACCTGTTATTATAAATAGTAATAGGTCTTTACTCTATCTTATGGAAGGTCGCATTTACAAAATAACCAATCAAGTCAATGGTAATTTTTATGTTGGTATGACTAGAAAGAAATTAAAATATAGATTTAATAATCATTGCTATGATGCACTAATTAGAAACTCAAATTCTTATTTCCATAAAGCAATAAGAAAATATGGTAAAGAAAATTTTATCATTGAAGAAATTGAAGTATGTGGAAAAGATTTACCAGATAGAGAAGTATTTTGGATTTCTAAATTAAAACCAGAATATAACCAAACTCTTGGCGGTGATGGTGGAATTCTTGGATATTCTCATACTGAAGAAACTAAAAAGATAATATCTCAAAAGAATACTGGAAAATTTGTAGGCAACAAAAATCCATTCTATAATCAAACACATACAGAAGAACAAAAGAAGAACTGGAGTAAAATGAGAAAAGGGCAACAATCTCCTTGTGGATTTGCTGGAAAATCTCACAAAGAAGAAAGCAAAAGTAAAACATCCCAAACACTCAAAAATAATCCAAATCTAAAAAGAACCAAAGTATTTCAGTATGATATTGAAGGAAACTTTTTAAGACAATTTCAATCTATTAGTGATGCTTCTAAATTTGTAGGAACAACTCCTTCTAATATCAAATATACTTGTGAAGGAAAATTTAAGCACTGCAAAGGATACAAGTGGAGTTATGAATTATTATTATCTTTACATAATTAAATTTGAAGACAGAAGATTTTATATTGGTTCTCGAAAATCAAAAGTTCCTGCAAATGAAGATGTAAATTATTGGGGTTCTCCTGGAAAGACCATTAGACATTTCTGGGAGATGGAAAAAGAAAAACATATCTTATTTGAAAGCACTGATATTTCCATCCAAGATTTGAGAAAAAAAGAATATAAAATGATACAAGAAGGATGGGAAAAATTTGGTAAGGATAAGTGTATCAACAAAAATGCTGGTGGATTAAATCATCTCGATTTAGAAGTTGTTAAAAAAGCAGGCAAAAAATGTAGAGACCAAAAGATTGGAATATTTGGTTGGACACCAGAAGAGTGGTCTAAAAACTCAAAAGAAAAATGGCATTCAAATAAAAATGCCAGAGGTTTTATGTCTTGGGACGAAGAAAAACTAAAAAAATTTAGAGAAGAGCAACGAAAGAAAAACTGTAAAACCTATGAGTTTTTTGATCCTGATGGAAATAAAGTTGTAGTTGATGATCTGCGTTTATTTTGCAAGAAAAACAACTTCTCTTATCATTCTATGATACAAGTTGGAAATGGCAATCAAATACAATATCAAGGATGGAGCACAATTGGACCAAAACAAGTTGAAGAACTTTTGGGGAAATCTTGGGAAGATAGGTATGAGGATAAAGTATTTTATGATCCGTCTGGAAAACAAATCACTATAAATTGTTATACTACATTTGCAAGAAAAAATAATTTAAATCCTGCTTGTTTGAGGTTGGTTTATATTGGAGAACTTTTACAACATAAAGGATATAGTGTTTTACATCCAGATGAAGTAGCAAAGAAAAAGAAAGAGTTGAATTTGCAAAATTCTAAAAGAAATTCAAAAACTGTTAGGTTGAGAAATCCAGAAGGAAAAGTTTTAGAAATTTATAACCTTGTTGGATTTTGTAAAGCAAATGGATTAAATCCTGGTAATATGCATAATGTCCTTACTGGAAGGGCAAAATCCTGCAAAGGATGGACAAAGCCATAATCTTGGAGTATGATGAAAACCAAATATCTTAGAGGGTTAAATAGGATGTGTGAGTTAAGTACAGCAGAGGAGGGGGAGTGTGAATCCTGCGCAGTTTGAGTTTAAAACTTCTTCGGTAGAAGAAACTACTAACATTAAAGGAATGACCGTTTTTAATACTGAAAAAGTTGATACTAAAAAGCAACCAATGTTTTTTGGTAAACCTCTAGGGGTTCAAAGATATGATTCTTACAAATATCCTATTTTTGATAAACTAACTACTCAGCAACTTGGATACTTCTGGAGACCCGAAGAGGTCTCCCTCCAGAAGGACCGTGGAGACTATCAGACTCTTCGCCCAGAACAAAAGCATATCTATACTTCTAATTTGAAGTATCAGATTATGCTTGATTCTGTTCAAGGTCGTGGTCCTGGTATGGCATTCATCCCTTATTGTTCTTTGCCAGAACTTGAGGCATGTATGGAAGTATGGGGATTTATGGAAATGATCCATAGTCGTTCATATACTTACATCATCAAGAACATCTATTCTGATCCTTCTGAAGTATTTGATACTATCATTGGAGATGAGCGTATTCTGGAACGTGCTAAGACCGTTACAGAATCTTATGATGACTTCATTCAATCAGCACAACAATATGGTGTATCCGATGCTTGGATGCATAATCTTGAAGGAGTATCATACGCAAAAGAAACAATCAATGACGTTAAACGAAAACTCTATAGGGCAGTCGCAAACGTTAATATTCTTGAAGGTATTCGCTTCTACGTTAGTTTTGCTTGCAGTTTCGCCTTTGGTGAACTTAAGCTTATGGAAGGATCCGCTAAGATCATCTCTCTTATCGCAAGAGACGAAAATCAACACCTAGCACTTACGCAGAATATTCTGAATAAGTGGAGGGAAGGTGATGATCCCGAAATGCAAAAAATTGTGAAAGAAGAGGAAGAATGGACTTATAAGATGTTTGATCGTGCTGTAAATGAAGAAAAGCGTTGGGCAGATTATCTGTTCAAAGATGGAAGCATGATCGGACTTAACGATAAACTTCTTCAGCAATATGTGGAGTGGATTGCAAATAGAAGACTTAAAGCAATTGGACTAAAACCTCAATACGATATTTCAGCAAATAATAATCCCCTTCCTTGGACCCAGCACTGGATTTCTTCAAAAGGTCTTCAGGTTGCTCCCCAAGAAACTGAAGTGGAATCATATGTTGTAGGCGGCATTAAACAAGATGTTACCAAAAATACTTTCTCAGGATTCAAACTATGATGAATGGTGCGAACAGGAAATCCTGAACGCATACAGAGAAGCAGCAGAGTGTGATGAGTTTATGTTTGGTGACTATGATTATTGTAAAGAATGGTTAGATACAAATAACTAACTTCATATAGATAGAGGAGGTTATGCCTCCTTTTTTTATGCCTAAAAATCAACTCACTAAAGATGAACTAAAAGTTCGAGTATTAAAACTAAAAGATAGGTTGCATAAAGATATGCCTAGTTGGGACTCCAAAGGACTCGCTCATAAATATCTGAACGAAGTTCTTGATATTATTGATGAGTACAGATATTGACTATGAAAACCCTTGGACCTACAATGGAAAAGAATTTGGTTCAAGTGATATTCAAGATTATTTTGGTTTTGTATATCATATTCATTGCAACAAAACTAATCGCGACTATATTGGTAGAAAGTATTTCTGGAGTTTCCGCACTCCAAGAGGAAAATCTAGAAAAGTTAAGTCAGAGTCCGATTGGAAAAAGTATTACGGTTCCTGTCCTGAGCTCAAAGAAGACATAAAAAAGTATGGTAGAGAAAATTTTACGCGCATTATTGTATCATTACATAAAACAAAAGGCAAAACTAACTTCGAAGAGACAAGACAACTCTTCGCCCACAACGTCCTCACAGAATCCCTTGACGATGGAACCCCAAGGTACTACAATAGCAACATCCTCAACAGGTACTTCCGAAAGGACTATTATGAACGCAACGACTGAAGACATTGTTGCTCACGTTAGGGCATGGTCTCTTGACCGTGCTGCTGATATGAGTGTTGATAAAGAGGATGCTCGTGCTATTCTTGCTGAGTTTTATGAATGGATTGAACCAGAAAGTGATGAACTTGAGATTGTTTCTCTAGAACCGGAAGGTTGACAGATTCTAAATATTAACTTATTATGTAAAAACTCCCTGTTATGAGCAGGGTTTTTTATTATGAGACTTTGATTTTGATTTAGAGCCGTGGAAAGTGCCCTTTGAGAAAAGGGTATACCCCCTTTCTATACGGATGTAGAGTTCTGTAAAATTTAATGCTTTTTAAAACACTTTCAATTATTGCTTTTGGTCTCGTCGGATTAGCACCCGTAACAGCAAAAGCAGCGAGCGGATGTTCCCTCGCATCACATTATGGAATTGGTGATGGATATCACGGGCAGACAACTGCCAATGGAGAAATATACAATGCTTATGGTAAATCAGTAGCACATAAAACACTTCCCTTTGGAACTAGATTGCGTGTAACCAATCAATCAAATGGTAAGTCGGTAATTGTGCGTGTAAATGATCGCGGTCCTTATATCGCGGGTAGAGACCTTGACTTGTCCTATGGTGCATTCTCTACTATTGCTTCACCCGGTCAAGGTGTTGCTAGGATTTGTTACTCGCGAGTATGACGATCTGAAAAACTGAATAATAAATAGAGGAGAGCGATTGCTACTCCTCTTTTTTTATGTTTAATTTTAACTTTGGAAATAAGAGACCGGATAAGAAGCAGATAGTCCTTATAGGCGTCGTATTGGGTGTCATGGTAGCAACTCTCTCACAATGCACTGGAGCGCCCCAGGAGCGCCTCTGGGACCTCTTAGACGAGGTTCAGAGGGTTATGTTCCCAGGCACTGTAATCAATGACGTGCTGCTCCAGGACCCTGCTGTGGTGGATAGGAGAGTTGAGCGTGATGTTGATAAATCCATTCGTGATTATGAACGCTTGACAAGAGACTCAAATCCACCTAGAGTACCTTTGCCGCGGTTGATCGAGAAAGCTCTAGATACTTCTAAGTGTTATACTGAAGAGTGTAAGAAACTTGGAGGAGAAATGAGACTTTGTTCACCTTGGGTAGATGGATGCTTAGACAGTTCTACAACTGACCTAAGTAAGTAGACAAAGATTCTGAATCAGTGTATT